CCGCCCCAACACGCTGGTGTTCGGCCAGAAGGTATGGACCGCGCTGCGCCAGCACCCGAAGATCGTCGAAGCGGTGAGCGCCACCGGCGCCGGCGACCAGGCCTCCGGCATCGTGGTGAAGGAGGCAGTGGCCGAGCTCTTCGAGGTCGACCGCGTGCTCGTCGGCATGGCCTGGTACCAGAGCGCCAAGCGCGGCCAGGAGGACAGCTTTGCCCGCCTCTGGGGCAAGCACGCCTGTGCGATCCACGTGCGCCGCGACATGGCGTCGTCCCGCGACCGCATGCCGAAATACTGCTGGACCGCCGATGCCCTCGGCGGGCTGCAGGTCGGCACCTATGAAGAGCCGGCGCGCGGCGTCAATCGGGGCTCGATCGTCGTCAAGGTCAGCGAGTGCGTCAAGGAGCTGGTCGCCTACAACCGCGCCGGCTACCTCTGGCGCGACGCGGTGGCCTGAATCATGGCGATACCCTCTACCCCGCGTCGGCATGCGCGACCGCCCGATCACCTGTGCGGCCTCGGCTATTCGCCGGCAGATCCGCGCCGAAGCGCGGCCGAGAGCGAGGTCTGCCGGCACGCCGAGCGCCTGCTCAACATGGTGCACGCCTACTGCGACATCCGCGATTCTTGGACCGGGTGGCTGCGCGGCGACGCCATGAGCCGCACCCTCTACGAGCGGATCGTGCCCGAGATGCGAGCACTCCGCGACGCCGAGCGGCGCATCGTGGACACGCCGAGCGTGACCCTGCTCGCGGTGCTCGACTATGCCGCCCGCGCACGCAAGGCGGTGCCGTCCTACACGCCCCGCAAGACCATCGACTATCCGCAGCCCTCTGTCCCGGATGCGGTGCAGACAACCTGCGAGCGGGTGAGCGCGGACGCCGAGCAGGCCGCGCTTGCCGCCCGACAGGCGAGCGCCCGCGCCTATGCCGCCCGAATGACGCAGGCCATCGAGCGCGAGCGTGCGGAGGAGGCGCGGCGTCAGCAAGCCATGACCGATGCCGGCGTGTCCGAGTCGCTGGAAGAGTCCAGGCGGGCGCAGGCCGCACTGGAGGTGCGGATCGCGGTCTACGAGGGCGAGCGGCAACGCGCCCTCGCGGATGCCGGGTTCGGCCCGGACGGCGAGGCTGTGGACAAGGAGGCCGCGGCAACGGGGTCGCCGGCGCCCGAGGCGGGCTCGACCCTCACCTGGCGGGTCGTCTCGCGCGGCTGGCGCAAGACCGTGCTCGAGCCGACGCCGGAGACCGCACCGGCGTTCGCGCGCCGGCTGGTCCTGATCGATCGCGGCGCGCGCGGCGGCACGCTGCGCTCGTTCGGCGAGCCCGATCTCGACGGGCGGCGCGAGACCATCAACGGCGTCGCCGTCCGCTTCGCTCACCGGGCCTCCCTCACCGCGCGCCTCCGGCGCGACCGCGACCGCTTCGAGACCTCACTCACTCCCACCCAGGTCCGGGAGCTGCGGAGTCACGCCGGGAGGCGAGCGGAAATATGACCTACGCCACGCGAGCAGACATGGAGGCGCGTTTCGGCGCGGAGGAGGCGCTGGACCTCGCCGGAATGGGGGCCGGGCGGATCGAGGCCGCGCTCGCCGACGCGGCGGCCGAAATCGACGCGGCGCTCGCCGCCGCCTATCGCTTGCCGCTGACCGGCACCTCCTGGCCGCGGCTCGTGGGGATCGCCTGCGATCTCGCCCGGCGCGCGCTCTACGACGACGTCTCGCCGGCGGAAGTGACGGCACGAGCCGAGCGGGCGCAGGCGGCGCTCGTCCGCCTCGCGTCCGGCGAGGAGGCCCTTCTCGACGGGGCCGGCCATCAGGTGCCCCGTCATGACAAGGCCGCGCGCGGCGGTCCCGCACCCTCCATCACACCCGACACGTTGGCGGGGCTCTGATGGTCGCAAGAAGCCCCGGTGTCGAGATTGAAAGCTCGGCGTTCCACGCTGCTTTGGAGCGCCTTGCCTTGGTGCTGGCCAACCCTTCAGCCGCCATGGACCAGATCGGGCGCTACCTCGTTGCCTCTACGCTGCGGCGCTTCGAGCGCGAACGGGCGCCGGATGGCTCGCCCTGGCTGAAGAGCGCCCGTGCGCTTGCCGAAGGGGGCCAAACGCTCACCGATACGGGCCGTCTGCGTGGCTCGATCGCGCACACGGTCACCGATGGCGGGCGCGCGGTCGAAGTCGGATCGAAGGTCCTCTACGCCGCCATTCACCAGTTCGGCGGGCGCGCTGGCAAAGGGCTGCGGGCAACGATCCCGGCGCGCCCCTATCTCGGCATCGACGTCCACGACCGCGATGCGATTGCGCGCATCGTCTCGCGCGCGCTTGAGGGAGCGGGCACATGACACTCGCCGCGCTGGAAATGCACCTCGCCGACGCCATGGCCGAACGACTCACCGCGCTCAAGGCCGGGGACGGTGCGCCCGTCTTCGCGGCCGTGCTGAGCGCCCTCGATACGGCTGCGCTCACCGCCTGGCCCAAGACGCCGGCGGCGCTGGTGCTGCCGGTCTCCGACGAGGCCGAGGAGAGCACGACGCGCCGGGTCGAGAACGCGCCCGTTCAACACGTCGTGCGCGTCGGGGTCTCCGTGATGGTTGCGGCGCCCAACGACCGCACAGGCGCGCGCGGGCGCGGCCGCCTCTCCGCCCTTCTTGCGCAGGCCAGGCAGGCGCTCGCCGGCTGGACGCCGCCCGGCCAGCGCGAGGTCCTGTCCTTCCGCCGCGGGCGGCTGGTCTCGCTGGAGGACGGCCGCCTGCAGTGGCTCGACGAATACGAAATCCGCCGCATCGCCCGCGCCGGCGTCGTGGAAGCGGAATAGGGAGCCGGCAATGCGCGCGGGCATGAGGGTAAGCGAGCGAGGGGGCTGCCACATGAGTGACGAGCGAAGGGCCGGGCCGCAGGTCCGGACGGCGCGACCGCGTCGCGCGCCGAGAGGCGCGAAGCGTCGCGCGGGCACGCGCGCGGTGCGCACGATCGAGCGGAGCGAGCGCCCGGCGACTGAAGGAGATAAACAATGACCGCGCGAAACATCGACAAGCGCACCGACAACATCGTGATCGGCGCCGGCGAGGTCTATCTCGACCTCCACGAGGGCGGCGCGCCCACGGGCGAGCGCTTTCTCGGCGACGCCGTGGGGGCCGCGCTGGAGATCACCACCGAGGAGACCGCGGTCTTCTCCGGCTCGGGCCCGGTGGCGCGGGAGCTCGCGCGCATCGCCCGCAGCGTCACCCGCACGGTGACGCTCACGCTCCACGACATCAGCCTGGAGAACCTTGCGCTCTTCACGGTGGGCGCGGTGAGGCGGCTCGCTGCCGCTGCCCAGGTTTCGGCGGAGCCTGCCGTCTTTCGGCCCGGCCGCTGGTATCAGCTTGGCGGCGCGGCGCGACCCGCCGGCGTCCTCAGCTTGGCCGCGCCGGCCAGCAAGGCCGCGGCGATCAACGCCGTGACCGTCGCATCCACGGCGCAGGCCCCGGTGACGGCGGCGCAGGCGATCGCCGCCAGGCGCTTCGGCGCCGGCCCCAGCGAGACCGAGCAGACCGGCCAGTACATCGTGGACTATGCCCGCGCCCGCATCTTCTGGCTGCCGGCAGACCACGCGCTCCATGAGCCGAAAGCCGGCATCCAGGCGGGCACCGCGCTCGCCATCGACTACTCACCGGACGATGCGGCGCGCGATCAGGTGCAGGGCGCGCTCGGCCAGGTAACAGGGGCCTTTCGCTATATCGAGGACTCGGCCGAGGGCCGGGGGCGGAACATCTACGCGCCGCGCTGCTCGATCCAGCCGGCCGGCGGTCTGACCCTGCTCGACGGACGTTCCTCCGAGCAGCAGATCCGGCTCGCCGTCTCGATGCTGGAGCCCGGCGGCGGCGAGCCCGCGCTCTATATCGACGGGCAGAGCGCATGATGGGCGGGGCCGACGATCTTTCGGTGCTCTTTCCCGATCGGCAGGCGACGGTCACGGATCCCGATACGGGCGCGGCCATCACGCTGACGGTGCGGGAGTTCCGCTTCCGCGAAGGGCTGGAGGCGACGGCAATCGCGCGCCCCCTGATCGCGGCGCTGGCAGGGCTGGTGCCCGATCGCGCCGAGGGCGAGGGGCCTGACGCGCTCGCGGTCGAAGGCGCGCTCGCTGGCCATGCGGGGCTCTGGCTGGAGCTCGCCGCCCGCGCCTGCAGCCGGGACGCGGCCTGGCTCGCCCGCCTGAGCGATGCGGACGGTCGCGCTCTCTCCGAGGCGATGTGGGCAGCAAACGGCGGCTTTTTTTTGCGCCGTGTGGCGGCCCAGGTGGCAGCACGAGCGACGGCGCGGGAGATGAGCCCGTGCCGCTCCACCGCGTGCTCGACACCCTCGTCCGCGCCGGCCACGGACGCGGCCATGTCGACCTCAGCGAGCGCCTGACATGGCGGCAGATCGTCCTCTTCTACCGCGCGGCGACAGAATGAGCTCCCCCCGCAACAGAACAAAATGGTGCATCGGGAGCGCCGGGCCAAAGGTCCGGACGGCGCGACTGCGCCGCGCGCGCAGCGCGGAGCCAAGCGAGCGGAGCGAGCGCCGGCGATTGAGGAAAACGAACAATGCCCGGTGATCTCGAGCTTGCGCTCCGTGTCCGTACGGACATGCAAGAGGCGCTGCAGGGAATCGGCGCGCTCAACCGCTCCCTCGGCGATACCGCCCGGCGGGGTGATGAAGCGGGCGCAGCGCTGGCCGGTGCGACTGGCTCGACCCAGGCGTTCACGTTGGCGCTTGGCACCCTGGGACGAGGGAGCGAGAGCACCCTCGACCAGGCCAGGGCCGCGGCCGAGAGCACCTTCGGCGCCATGGAATCCGCGCTCACCCGTTTCGTCACATCGGGCAAGCTCGATTTCTCCAGCTTCGTCGATTCCGTGATCGCCGACCTGGCCCGGCTGGCGGCGCGGCAGGCAATCACCATCCCGCTCGCCAATGCCCTCTTCGGCGCGCTCGGCGGCGCGTTCGGCGGCGCGGGCGACGCGGGCGGCGCCGATGCCTTCCGCCGCTTGCAGGCCGGCGTCGGCCACACCGGCGGCACCGTCGGCGCGGCG